TTTCAAACCCATCTGATCGAAACGCACGGCGCCGATCATTTTTTGCCGGATAAATTACAGCTTGCGCGCGAAATTTGGCGCCACGCCGAAGACTGTCGCGATCCCGACGCCAAGACCAAGGCGCTGAAGCTTTACGGCGAAGTCACCGGCATTTTGAACCGCGATCCTAAGAGCGGCGGCAACGTCTACGATAATCGAACAATGATCATTTACAACCAAGGTTCCGACGAGAATTGGGAGAAAAAGATGCGCGAGCAACAGTCAAAGCTGATGATCGACGCCGACGCAACTTGAAAACCATTTGCGCGACTTGCAACGGGTTAGGTATTCGTTCTTTTCGTCACGTTAGACGTATCATATGGCTGTGCAATACGTGCCAGGGCACGGGACGGATAAATAATGACTTTCAATCGCCCTATGCGAAGCGCCGAACAAGCTTCGGTCAACTCGCCAAATTTTCCTTGGAGCAACGCCAACTTATCGACGCCAATAGGCCAAGCTAAAAAGGTTATTGTTGAGCAAGAACCCGTATGGGCGCCAATCGAAGGCACAAGTCAGCAATTCGCTATCGAGACGCGATGCAGTCATACATTATACACCGGAACGCGTGGCGGCGGGAAGACCGACGTTCAATTGATGCGTTTCCGGCGTCGAGTAGGTGTTGGTTATGGATCGTTTTGGCGTGGCGTCATCTTCGACGTGGAATATAAGAATTTGGACGACATTATTGCTAAGTCCAAACGTTGGTTTCCTAAATTCAATGACGGGGCTCGATTTCTAGAAAGTAAAGGTGATTATAAGTGGATTTGGCCGACTGGTGAAGAGCTTTTATTTCGATCGTTTGAAACTGATAGCGATTACGACAAATACCACGGTCACGAGTATCCGTTTATAGGCTGGAATGAGCTTTGCAAACAACGAAAAGACGTTGGTTACAATGCTATGATGTCTTGTAATCGTTCTTCGTTTACACCGGAAAAAGATGCTCCGATTAATCATCGAACGGGCAAAAGAATTGATATTGAGCCGATCCCGCTTGAAGTTTTCAGCACGACGAACAGCTTCGGACCCGGCAGATTGTGGGTTAAACAACGTTTTATCGATCCGGCGCCGTATGGCAAGGTTGTCCGTGTGTCAGTCAACGTCTATAACCCACAAACGCAACAAAATGAGGCAATCGAGCGATCTCAAGTGGCAATTTTCAGCCATTGGCGTGAAAACAAATTCTTGTCGCCGGAATATATTGCTGAATTGGCGCTGATTACTGATCCAAATAAGAAAAAATCATGGTATAGCGGCTCTTGGGATGTCGCGAGCGGCGGTGCGCTCGATGACGTGTGGCGTTTCCCGGTTCACATCGTTCCGCGCTTCAAAATTCCGGCTAGATGGCGCCTCGATCGCTCGATGGATTGGGGCTCGTCGAAACCGTTCTCGGTTGGTTGGTGGGCTGAAGCCAATGGCGAGGAAGTGACGCTTGAGGACGGCCGTGTGTGGGCTCCCCAGCCCGGTTCGTTGATCCAGTGTGCTGAGTGGTATGGCACCCCCAAAATCGGCTCCCAGGAGGGCCTACGCATGGGTAGCGTCGATGTGGCGACGACGATCTTGGAATTCGAGCAAGAAATGCTCGCGCTAGGATGGTTCGCGCGAAAACCGTGGCCGGGACCGGCGGATAATCAAATCCGACAGGTGGCGGATCGCTCGACCGAGACGACTGAAAAATTGATGGCGGATAACGGTGTCTTTTGGGATACTTCAGACAAGGCGCCAGGATCGCGGGCTGTCGGTTTACAACTCATTCGTGATCGCTTAGAAGCGTCTATTAAGTCTGAAGGAGCCGGATTATATTTTATGGAGAATTGTCGCGCATCAATTGCAACTCTTCCAAATTTACCACGAGATGAAGATAATTCGGAAGACGTTGATACTAAGGCTGAAGACCATCCTTATGACATGGTGCGTTATCGCGTATTAGCCGGCTCTAGCTCACGTCATCCTGGGGCGTTCGAAACAATTTGGCCGGTTTAAACCATGGCAAGCGTCACAGCAATTGAAGACACTCAACCGCCGCAAGCTGCCATCAAAGGTAACGCGCCAGCCGCGCGCACTGGTAATAAAGTCAACGTTACATTCCAACGCAACGAACTTCGCATACTTCGTGAAACTTACATATTAATTCGAGATTGTCTTGCTGGTGAAAGCGTTATTAAGAGAGCAACTGTTCGCTATCTTCCAAAACCTAATCCCGACGACACAAGCAAAGCCAATTCACAACGTTATCTCAATTATCTTAAGCGTGCTGTGTTTTATAATGTTACCTCACGAACGCTCGCGGGGCTCGTTGGGCAAATCTTCTTGCGTCCGCCAATGGTTAACGTTCCGTCGCAAATTCAAGGCGTGGTCGAAGACGCCACGGGTGAAGGCGTCCCATGCGAACAGCTTGCCAAGAGTTGCGCCAATTATGTGCTCGCTTTCGGCCGCGCCGGTTTGTTAATCGACTATCCATCTTCGGAGCAAGCCACGACACAGGCGATGATCGACGCGGGCGACATGCGCGCCACGTTCAAATTATTCGCCCCTTGGGAGGTCATCAACTGGCGCACGATCGCGCGGGGGGCTGAAGTCCTGCTTTCGCTCGTGGTCATCCAGGAGGGCTACAATGCCTTTGACGATGGCTTCGAAGTGCGGCTAGGGATGCAGTGGCGCGTTTTGCGCCTGATGCAACCGACAGGCGACCCTACCAATCCGGCTGACGCCCCGTCAGCCTTCGTGCAAGGCGAAGTTTGGCAGCTTGCCCCGCAAGCGACGAATTACGTTCTCTACGAATTGTATTTCCCGCGTGATGTCAACGGCGATCTCCTAACAGAGATACCGTTTACATTTGTCGGTTCCGAAAACAACAACAGTGATCCCGATAATCCGCCGTTGCAAGACATGGCGTATCTCAACATTGGTCATTTTCGTAATTCCGCCGATTATGAGGAAAGTTGCTATCTGTGTGGGCAACCGACGCCTTGGGTTTCGGGAGTAACGAAACAGTGGCTCGACGAGATTTTGGAAGGCCAGCTTCATCTCGGCGCACGCGGCGCTATTCCGCTTCCGCTGCATGGCGCGGCTGGCTTGTTGCAAGCACAGCCCAATTCGATGCCCAAGGAAGCCATGGACGCCAAAGAACGTCAGATGGTCGCGCTTGGTGCCAAGCTCATTCAGCAAGCTACGGTTCAGCGCACAGCGACCGAAACCGACATCGAGAACACCGCTGAAAGCTCAACGCTTGGGGCGTCTGCGAAGAATGTTGCGAGTGCTTTCGAATTTGCACTACAATGGGCGTGTAAATTCATGGGTGGCGATCCTGAAACTGTTGAATACACACTGAATACTGAGTTTGATCTTACATATATGGATTTCAATACATTATTGGCTGTTGTGAAGACTTGGCAAGCCGGTGCGATGACTGTCGAAGAGATGCGTGATAACCTACGCCGCGCCGGTTTGGCGAGCGAGCCGGATGATACGGCGATACCAAAACTTGAGGCAGCACAGAAAGCGGCGGCAACGGCAGCGGCAGCGGCGAACAAGCCAGCAAACAACAACGTCAACACAGGTGGTAGCGATGGCTCTACGGCGCAAGATAACTAAGACAGCATTCGAAGCTCTTCATGACGAACTGAAGAAAGAATACAAGGTTAGTCCAAAGAACGATGCTGAGTATCATCTCGATGTTGATGATGCGAGCGAGTTAACGCGCGCAGTCGATCGTGAGCGCAAACGTGCTGAAGACGCCGAAGCCAATGCAACTACGGCGGCTGAAACGATCAAGACGCTTGAAGCTAAAATCAAAGAAGGCGCGGGTAAAACGCCAGACATCGAAGCATTAGAACGCTCATGGGCGCACAAACTTGAGAAAGCTGAAAAGAAAGCCGAGAACACCGTCGCCAAGCTGCAAAGAGCTTTCACGGATACGATGGTCGATGGTAACGCTAAATCCTTAGCAAGCGAAATTAGCACGTCGCCTAGTCTCATGGCTCGTGCGATCAAGGATCGACTTTCTGTTGAATTTGAAGGAGATACACCACATTTGCGCGTTCTCGGAACAGATGGAAAACCGACAGCGGCGACACTCGACGAGTTGAAACAAGAATTACTTGCAAACAAAGAATATTCTGCTATCGTCATCGCATCGAAAGCGTCTGGTGGCAGTGCCACCGCCCCGAAAGGGACGCCTTTCAGTAGGCCGGGCAGTGCGATGGCCGATCAACAACAGCCCGCCGCGCTTTCGACATTGAAGCCAAAAGAATTATCGGCATCATTGACCGCAGCAGTGGAGGCGAGACGGGCGCAGCAAGGGAAATGACCCATGGCCCTCTCCGATCTGGCTGTATTCTCCGAATATGCCTATAGTTCCGCGACGGAAGTGCTCGCGCAGCAAGTTGATCTCTTCAACGCCGCTTCGGAAGGCGTGATCACATTATCGGTCAAAGGCCGGCAAGGTGACTTCAGCGACGAGATTTACTTCAAGAAAATCACTGGGCTTGTTCGTCGCCGCAATCCCTACGGCACAGGCACCGTTGCGTCAACAAAGCTGACGCAAATTGACGACGTGAAAGTCAAAGTCGCGGCTGGCACTCCCCCGATCGAACTCAATCCGTCGCAATGGGCGTGGATCATGATGGACCCGGCAACAGCCGGTGCCGCCATGGGTCAACAGCTTGCCATTCAGACGATGGCGGACATGCTCAACACGTCTGTTGGCGCCTGTTCGGCGGCGATCAAGCATCTTGGCGCGTCCGTCATGAATGACATTTCTGCGGTCGGCGCTGGCACGGCAACGCCTCCTGCGATGGTTCAGACGACGCAGCTTTTCGGTGACTACGGCGGCTCGATCCAAGCGTGGGTTATGCATTCCAAGCCTATGTCGGACTTGTGGATCAATGCGTTGACTGCCAACGCCGGTTCGTTCCTGTTCACGTATGGCACCGTTGCCATTAGACGCGATCCGTTCGGTCGTCTATTCGTGATTTCTGATATTCCGGCACTCGTTATTGCCGGCACGCCCAACACCTACGACACGTTAGGGCTCGTTCCCGGTGCGATCGATGTCGAACGTTCGGACGATTTTCTCGACAACTATTCAACGCTGAATGGTAACGAGAACATCACGCGGACGTATCAGGCTGAATGGTCCTATTCACTCGGCTTGAAAGGTTACGGATGGGACAAAACCGCTGGCGGTCATGCCCCTGCCGACGCAGCCTTGTTCACGGGAACCAATTGGGACCCGATCTCAACGTCGATCAAGGATAGCGCGGGCGTGATGCTTGTTACCAAGTAACAGCGAGGTATAACGATGGCGTCTGTAACTAGCAAAGGTCAACGGACACTTTATTGGATCGATGGGCCGGTTCCAAGTGAAGATGAAGTGTCGGAAGCTAGGGAATTGGCGGGAAAAGGACATAACGTCGTTTTTCGTAACTCGCAACACGTTCCCGAAGATGGCTCGTTGGAAGCTTTCGATGTTCTTGCTGGCGATCATATTCCAGCAAGGTATGCCGACGAGCTAGCCAATCGCAAACCGTCCAAAGAGGCGGCGAAGTCTCTTTCATCGACCGAAGCCGCGCCCGTGCGGTCTAAGCCAAGTGCCAAGACCGGCACGAGCACGAGTGCGGGGCATACTACCGCTTGGAGTGGTAAGAAAGAAACGTAAATCTGTGGCCACAACCTTAGTCGTCGAAGATGGATCAGGTGTCGCTGGCGCAAACTCCTACGTCAGCTACGACGACGCTATCGCGTGGGCAGCTTTACGAGGATACTCGATTGGTGCTGATCAAACAACGGCTGAACAAAATTTGATACAAGCTGTTGACTACCTTGAAGCTCAACGTTCTCGATACCAAGGCTATAAAACGAACGATCCAGCGGTATTTCCGTATCCTGCGGTTCAACCGCTGCAATGGCCGCGAACGAACGTTTGGATCGATGAGCCAGGACAAATCTCTTATTGGGGTTTGCTCAACGGTTATGAAAACATTACATTTGTTACAGGTCAACCATTTCCGATAGATGCTATTCCAGTCGAGTTAATCAACAGTCAGATTATGCTCGCTAAGAATGTATCTGACGGGATCACGTTACAGCCGACACAAAACGGCGCGTTTGTAACGTTCAAGAAAATTGGCACGCTCGAAAAACATTTTTCAGAAATTCTTAACACGAGTATTGCACCGGATATGCTAGCCGTTAACGGATGGATGCAACCATTGTTAAACAACAGTGGCAGCTATCTAGTAAGTGTAAGAGCATGATATGGGAGCTTCGTTTAATGCCGACTATGCTGACTTTCTCGCCATGGCTAAGGAGCTAATCGGTGAGGCTAGCGAATTGTGCCAGTATACTCGTCCTAACGCTATCCCTGGTAGTGACGTGTGGAACCCTGATACTGGTGCGCCGACAGTTTATCAAAACGTTGCGATCTCATGGGAAAGCTCGCCATATCGAGCGTATGCCGCGCTTCAACTCGATGCGGGGGATTTTGTGGCCGCCGGAACGTTATTTGGATTGATGGCGGGTGACGCGATCCCTACACGGCCGCAAATCGGCGATGTCATCATTCGAACTACCGGCGTGTCGGTCGATGTCAAATATGCCGACATGGTGGCTCCCGATAATCGTCCAATTCTCTACGTTATGGGTTTCGACGCATGACGACGTATCCCGAAGCGATGGACACGTTGTTCGGAATGCTCGTTCCCGTGTGGGAAGCTCAAGATGTGCTTCCTTACGTTCCCGACATCGAATGGCCGGATCAAATCAGCGGCAAATCTCGACCGGCTGACCAATATTGGGTTAGAGTATGGACGCGTCAAAACAGTGATAAGG